TAACTGGTGTGCGGTTAAAAAATCAACAATTAGATCAACCAAAAGCCATAGAAAAAGAAGTTACTGCTACTACATCAATTGAACCGGATACTTCAGCAGGTGAAACAGAAGGTGGAGCAACAGTAACGCAAGGAATAGATGTTCAAAAATCAAATGAAAAAGGAGAAGTAGTGGCAAAAAATGAAAAAACAGAGGAATTACTTCAAAATGGATCTATGAACGATCACAACGCGGCTATAGAGGCTCAAATGCTTAAAGATCATACAGATCACTGGGAAGCAACAACTTATACTGGGTTAACAAAAGATGCTTCACAATCAGGTAATAAAATGACTGGACACGTATTCACTGGAGAAACTGTAGGACCAGCAGGTGCAGATCAGTTTACTCAAACGTCAGGATCTACAACTGAGACTAAAACAACTGGTAATAAAACTCACACAACAAAAAAAGAAAACAAAGGAAATACAACAACAATTACAACAAGTGAAACTCAAGAATCAGGTGGTGAAATGACAGAGTATAAAAGTGAAGAAAAGAAAATAGGTAATGCCAAGTATGGTGGTTTAACAAAAAAAGAATATTATGAAGGTAAAACTTTGGTAGGTATGGATCAATCAACTGGAAGGGAAATGGTTAATGTAAGTAAAGGGGTAATGGTAACCAGAAATACGTCGAGAATTAGGGAAGAAGGTGAGGAGCAAGGATTATCAAATACAGAAATTGATGCAAATGTAAAAAAATGGAAGGTAGAATCTGGTTTATATACAAAGACACAAGGATCTGGCGGACATGATGTTTATAAACAAAAAGGAGAGTGGTCCACTACTGACATAACAAGAGAATATAGATGATAATAGGAATAAAAAATGGCTAGAGAAACACATAGTCCACACGGACCAGTAAATTTTACAGGTCCAAGCAATAGGCCTAAGGCTAATGCATTATACATTGGCAAAGTTAAACGTACAAATGATCCACAACGCATGGGTCGTGTGCAGGTATTTGTTAAAAACTTCGGAGGTATTGAACAAAATCCGAATACATGGGTTTGGTGTAGAACATTATCTCCTTTTTATGGTGTTACACCTGGAGACTTGTCTGTAGCAGGTACAAGTGACTGGAGTAAAACACAAAAATCATACGGTATGTGGATGCCACCACCAGATTTAGATACTAAAGTTGGTGTAATGTTTGATCAAGGAGATCTTTCACAAGGGTATATTATTGGATATCCAATGGATCAATATATGAATAATATGATTCCTGGCAATCCATCTTCAACATTAAAGAAAATTGATAGTGAATCACCTGATTATGATGCACAATTGGTTAAGTTAAAAGTTCCTAATGCTCCTGTTACTGAATATAACAAATCAAATCCAGATCTTAAGGCTATAGATGCAACTGAAAAACCATTGCATCCATTTGTTGATATATTAATAGACCAAGGGTTAGCAAGTGATAATATTAGAGGTAATACATCATCATCTGCAAGACGAGAGACTCCGTCTCAAGTGTTTGGCATATCAACACCTGGTCCAGTAGACTTTTTTGGGCAAATTTCAGATGCTAAACAAGGTAATATTCATGGTTCACTTATGGATAAAGAAAGACGTGTAACCGGAAGAGCCAATTCTAGGCAAGGTGGTCATACATTTGTTATGGATGATGGTACTCCACAAGAAAGTCTTGGAGGTAGAATTCAAGGATTTCATAATAACGAGTTAATACGATTGCGTACACGCACAGGACATCAAATTGTGATGCATGATACAGACGGATTGATTTATATTGGATCAGCAAATGGCAAGGCATGGATGGAATTTACAGCAGATGGTAAGATTGATATATTTGCTGGTGATTCTGTTAGTGTACACACTAAAACAGATTTTAATTTTAAAGCAGATAGAGATGTAAACATTGAAGCAGGTAGAAATATTAACATGAAGGCAGAAGGAACATGGAAAAAAGACGCCAATGCTTATCATGATGAGAAGTTAGACGATGTATCAACTGGTGCAATTAGATTAGAGTCAATGGCAGAAACAGAAATTAAAGTTGGCGGACATGGATTTATAGAAGTAAATCAAGATTTTAAAATGGAATCAGTACGTGGACACATAGATATTAGAGCAACGCAAGTGGCAAAAACTGTAGATGATGTGGTACAACCAAGAAAAGATGTAAGAATACACGCAACAGGAGATGTTGACATACTTGCAGGTAATTCAGCAAACGTTGATGATAGCTTAACATCAAATATAAACTTACAAGCAGTTACTGATGACGATAATGTTGTAGGTAACTTTAATTTAAAAACGTCAGGTAAAGTAAGTGTTGATAGTGTGCTTGACACGTCATTAAAAAGTACAGCAAAATTACAAGTATCAAATGCTGGTACAGATATAGATGGAGGAGATATTAATTTAAATAGTGGTACAGTTTCGGTTACAACAGCAGGTGCATCTGCTACGGCAGAACAAGCCACAATTCCACCATTACTAACTCATGATTTAGTTAATACTGATACCCAATATGTATTTCCATATAATACAACCAGCAAAACACCAACATCAGCACGTGGTGATACATTAAAGTTAAAGAGTATTATGAAACGTATGCCAATTCACGAAGCATGGACAAAGCATGAAAATAAAACTAGAGACACAGTAAATTTAGATCGCACAGATAGAGAATATTTAGAACCAAGTAAAGAACAAAAAGAAGCAAATGATTTGAGTAAAAGAGTGGAGTAAATACAGTATGCCAGCAATACAAAGAATGACAGATGCAAATGCCGGAGGAGGTGCTATTACTACAATACCTCAAAGTACTGTAAAAGCCAATTCATTGGTTGTTGCAGTTGATGGTTCTAAAGGTACAGGACATGGTATAGGATTACACGCCAATCTTGCCTGGGACACACAAGGTGGGAATTCTACTGTTAAAGCAGGTGGAATTGCAATTAACACTACAGGTAATACAGATACTTGTGGTCATGCTAGAGTAGGAGGTTCGGGAGACGTAAACGTAGGATAATATGGCAAAAGTAAAATTAGTAAAAACAACAACAAGTGATAAAGTAGTAGAACCAAGTAGACTTAAAACTTACATTGGGTTTTCTACTGTTAATAGAGACTTTGATAGTAATACATTGTATGATTATGAATTAGCAAGGACTGATTTGTTGAATAGTTTGTATATTAAAAAGGGTGAAAAGTTAGAAAATCCTGATTATGGTACAATTATTTGGGATTTATTGTTTGAACCTTTTTCATCTGATGTATCAAAAGCAGTAGAAGAAGATATGATTTCAATAGTTGAACAAGATCCTCGATGGAGGTTAGATACTCTTAGAATACAACAAGAAGAACATGGACTTCTTATTGCTTTAGAAATAACTTATGTACCATATAATATAGGTGAAAATTTATCACTTATGTTTGACCAAGATGCAGGTTTAACAGTAGAATCATCGGCTCCAACTAATAATGTAGATGTTTCTGCAACAGGTGAAGTGGCACCAACATACTAATAATATACGCATATTATATTTAAAATAAATACGTATAGAACATGGCAACAACAGATAGACAAAACTCATTACTGATATCTCAAGATTGGCAGAAGATTTATAGATCTTTCCAACAAGCGGATTTTTTATCATATGATTTCGATACAATACGTAGAACAATGATTCAATATCTGCGTTCAAACTATCCAGAAGACTTTAATGATTACATTGAATCAAGTGAATATATTGCACTTATTGACTTGATTGCATATTTAGGACAAAATTTAAGTTTCAGAGTAGATCTTAATGCAAGAGAAAATTTTATAGATACTGCTCAAAGACGAGATAGTATTTTACGTCTTGCACGATTATTAAGTTATGTGCCAAAAAGAAATATTTCAGCGGCTGGATTGCTTAAAATTAATAGTGTTTCAACAACAGAATCAGTGACAGATTCAAATGGATCAGACTTATCAAATACTTTGATTAGTTGGAATGATCCTACAAATTCAAATTGGTTTGAACAATTTATTACTATAATAAATGCATCTTTATCAGGTACACAAAAATTTGGGTCTCCTGCTATTAGAGATTTAATTGGTGGAGTTACAACTCATCAATATAAATTTGCTACAACTAATATAGATCTTCCAATTTTTAAATTTAGTCGTGCTATTAATTCTCAGCAAATGCAATTTGAATTGGTTAGTGCAACAACTAGGAATCAGAATTACATTTATGAAGAATCACCAATACCTGGTAATAGATTTGGATTTTTATATCGTGCTGATGGACAAGGTAATGCATCTTCTAATACAGGATTTTTTACAATGTTTAAACAAGGATCGTTAGGCTTTAGTGAGTTTACGGTTACTGATTCGTCACCAAATACAATTGTATCTATAGATAAAAATAATGTAAACAATTCCGATGTTTGGTTATATGATTTAACAGAGTCTGGTACATTAGATAATGCTTGGACCAAAGTTCCTGCAGTTACAGGTAA